CCCGACAATAAGCCGAACATCGTAGCTTTCCGCAAGCCAAAAATCGGCGGATTTAAATTGTGGTAGGCATGTTCTGAATAATTATAAATGATAAAGTTGAATTTACACTTTTGCCTAATTTGTGAGGCATTCTTGCGGCTGTCAAAAAATTTGACACTGTGATTGTATACAGTATCCAGCTTATGTCAAAAAATTTGACACTTGGTATACAGTATACAAACTTGACTTCCAGCTTATTTCGTGCTATACTATAGAGGGATAATATAATATATATATTATATATAATATCCCAGCTTATTATAGCATGAAATTTATAAAAAGTCAAATGTGTATACAGTATACAATTTTCAATAATTGAAATTAAGCCCGGCTTCTCAGCACTAGTATACCCAGCTTATCAGCATTGGTACGGTCAATTCAAATCCAGCTTCTCATGTCGCGGTAATGTAGCAGGCTCAAAACGATTAAGTCCCAGCTTATTACAGGTAAGAAAAATAGCACAGTTATACCAGCTTCCAATATAAAATTCCCCTATTAAAAAAAAGATACCCAGCTCCCCAGCCTATTCAAACTCCAGCTTCTCCAGCTTCTTTAGGCCCAGCTTTATAAAAATATAATCATGCGGCGTGTCAAGTATTTGACAAATCTAGGACACCTATGCCAGAAGGGTCGCATAAAAATACTGTATACTGTATACTGTATACAATGGGATAAGCACAGTTATGGGATTTTGTCAAGTGTTAGATTTAGGTGTTGATCACCTAAATTTGTTAATTGACTTTTTATTTAAAATATAATATACTATCCATGTGAGGTGAACGGAATGGAATTACGGAAACTTGATTTTGAAAAGATTAGGGCAAGATGTAAGGAAGAAGGTAAAGATTTCATTCCTTCTAATTGGTATGTACCTGCGCGAAAAGCATGGGAAATATTTGCGTGGGCAATGGTACTAATACGTAATGGTTCTACTATTCGTACTGATAAAGAAGTTGATCGTTTTATTCACAAGTATTGGGAATATATTGAAGACAAAGCAATTAGTGTGGGAGAAGAAATTGAAAATGAGAATACGAGTAGCAACTAAAGACGATTATCTGTGGATTGCCCGTGTAATTGGTAAGAAGAATTTACCTTATTGTACGGCGAATCATATTAAAGATGATTTTATGTGGCATCGTTTATATTGTGTATATGAAGGAGACAAGGTTCTTGCCACGTTTTCTTTAGTATATGATTGGCGCTTTGAGTACCTTGCAATCAAACGTTTGTGTATTCTTAATAAGAAGAATGAAGGAAAAGGAATTGCCAAATTCGCTATTCATTCTATTCTTCCGTATCTACATGGTAAAGTAGGCGTAACTCCTTGGGAAGATAATATTGCTATGCGGAAAGTATTGGAATCAGAGGGATTCCATCTTGAATATAGATTTTCTGAAAAATGGTGCTTTTATGTAAAGGAGTGCTGATTATGAAAAAGATTAAGGTTAAGCGGTTGGTGTATAAGCATTTGGCAACAAATGAAATTACTTATGGCGGTGAAGAATATGATGGCAACTTAACCGATGATAATATTCTCGGTGCAATCTTCACCTTTGGTAAGCATGCGTGGTGTCCAAATGGATACGGGATATATCAATTGAATCAAAAGGGTGAACTCGTTTATCGTATATGGATTGAAACATTTTATCAATATCAGAAAACTCGATGTGAACTGATTCTTGATTCAATAAAAAGAATCCTACGGATTTAATTCGTAGGACTTTATTTTTTTAGGTGTTTAACACCTAAATATTAGATAATAAAAAAGAACCCGACCTTAACAAATCGCAATGACATAACGGGTCGGGTATTTTACTGCCGAATTGCCCTACGGCTCGGGTTTTGATCAAAGTCCGTAACGTGGGCCACATCACTCCTACGTCATTGTATCCTCACTACGTTCACCGTTGGCCAGACGGTCTTATTAGGGTTAGCCTATTCACCCTTGCCGGCACTCTTCCGGTCGCTCTAATTGGAGTACAATGAAATTGGAAAGGGGCTTAGTTGTTTAACCACACTTACAACCCCTTAGGAATCCTCGTGGTGGGCAGTTTCTCGCTTTTGTTAACGCAGAACTGGGCATACTGCCAAAGGATTTCTGCCACCCACGGAAGGCTTATGCCTTCCGATAGGTGTTGGGCTTGCCGGAAATCTTGACGATTTCGTCCTGCCACAGGTTGTTCAGAGCATACTGCACATTGTGCTTGGTCATGCCCTTGGCGGTAATATCGCCCTCAATCTCACCCCACAGGTCATTCAGAGACACAGGGGTATCGGTCAGATTGTCCACTACCACATCGTGGATACCAGCATAAGCGGCGGCACGAGCGGCTTTTTCCTCAGCGCCCTTGTTCAGTTCGGCGGTCAGTTCAACCACCATGGGGTCGGTGTCGCTCACACCCAGGTCAACCAGAGTATCACGGATAGCTTCGAGAGTCGCTTTCTTCATAGCGAGTAGTCCTTTCTGGTTTTTTAGCGTTTTCCTTCGCTTCATCTTACGTATTTAGTATATCATGAATTTTTGGATTTGTCAAGAGGTTTCCGAAAATTTTCTCCCTTTTATTTTCGGTCAAGAGAATCGCCGGGTCTTGTGTTTCCATGGAGATTTGTTTCCGCTCCCGTTCTCCCTCTGACAATTATTATTATACTCAAATTTCACTAAAAGTCAACACATAGAATTAGGTGTCGAACACCTAAATTATAAAAGGCGGTGTTAACCGCCATAAAGGAGGGAAAGAAAATATATGTTAAGGGCAACGCCCGAAAGATGAAGTATCATGTCATTGATATGCCTATGTTGGCTCATATCTTTTACTAAGCCAAATAAGGCAATCACAAGTCCGAACCATGATACTTGTAAACCGAACATCATAATTAGTATGACATTTAGCACTTGAATAAAGGCACGAAGGTCATTCCACTCAAAGCGATAGGGTTCTGTAATACTAAAAAATTCACGCATTAGTATTTCACCTTTCTATAATTGATTGAACATGCCATTTAACTCTCTCATGAGTAGTATCTACTGTGGCGGTAAGTATCCATCCTTCAAGAAGGTCAATGATTTCACGGATAGGAGTAATAGTATCTTGCTTTTCTCCTGCATCCATGTTATACCAAAAACCTTCAGAATCATCAATACACATACGGTAAAGTGCTTCAACAAGTTTATTATTGTTGTTTTCACTTACCAGTGTAAGTATTCTGATGAAACGTTTAAACACTACTTCCGGGATTACTGCCCCAATACGGTTTAAAGCTTTGTTGCGTTCTTCCGGTGTCATAATCTCTCCCTCACTTTCATAAGTATTATATCAGTTATGAGGTGTAGTGTCAATAAAGAAATTTAGGTGTTTACACCTAAATAGAAAAGGGTGATTACTCACCCTTGGTTTTGGCTTCGGATTCGGCTTCACGGCGAGCCTTATCTTTAGCAATTTTCTCGGCTTTTTTCTGTGCCTTTTCTGCTTTGGCATCCTGTTTAGCAGTATAGGCATCAATCTCGGACTGCATGAGTTCTTCGGCGGTCATATCCTCACGCAGTTCCGCAACGATAGCGCCGACACGGACATAACGCTGTTCGCCATTAGCATCAGTAATAATGATACCATACTGACGGTCATTGATTTTTGTAAATTCTACTCCAGTTTCAGCAACAACAGTGTCATTGAACAAAGTATTAAATACAAATTCACGCAGTCTCTTATCCACTTCCGCTTTACTTACCTTCGCCATCATTCATCATCCTTTCTCTCTTGGCTCAATTATATTATAGCACTTATAGGATAAAATGCAAGTTTTTCTTTTAGGTGTTAAACACCTAAAGTCGAGTTTGAAATTGAAGGGTGATTACTCACCCTTCAAAACTCCTTTAATCCGGTTTTCCTCACCGATTTTGCACCACATATCGCAGAGGATTTGTTCACGGATAATTTCCGGCATACCTTCGGTCTTGGAGTAGACCAGTTCGCGCATGGCATTGAGCAGAACGCTGGCATCGGATTCCTTCAGATACAGTTCGCCATTCCGTTCGACCAGCAGTTTAGTGATGGGGTTGAAGGGTTCTTCTTCCTCTTCATCTTCATCCTCATCCTCATCGAAGTCAGAATCATAGTCAGTGGGTACGCCGAAAGCATCAACATCATCCTCATCCTCATCCTCGGAGATTTCGATGCCCATAGCAGACAGAGCGGCATCCACGATATGGAGCATATCGTCCACGGTTTCTTCGTCATCGCCGTAACCACGGTCGATGGCTTCGTCCATAGCGGCATCCACAACGTTCATCAGTTCATCGGCGGTCAGTTTAATCTTCATCTTCATAGCGTTAAAGCCTTTCTGGTTTTTTAGCGTTTGCCTTCGCTTCTTACATATTGAGTATACCACAGGATTTTCATTTTGTCAAGAGGTTTTTTCTCTTACGAGGAAAGTTTTTATAGAGTGTTCGGGCTGAAGCACCATCGCTCTCCTCTTGACAGTTATTATTATATCACTTTTTACTCAAAATGCAAGAAGCAAATTTAGGTGTTTAACACCTAAATGGGTAGGGGTTACGTTGGCTGTGGATTTTCCCCATATTGCAGAACCATCCATCGTTTTACTAAATTTGTGATTTTTTCAGACCTATGATAGAACTGTCCACGATAGTAATATCCATCTACAATAGTTCCATCATGGAGTTCAAGTGCAAGGGCATAGCAAGAGAGTATTGGAAACTCTCTTGCCTGTCCCTTATGATACCATACGAAACTTTTAAGGATATTATTCATCTTTTTTCTTTCCTTTTTCGGCTTCTTTCATGGCTTTTTTAACTGCCCGTTCCTGTGCCTTGCTTTCCTGTTCAAGCAGATACGCTTCGGAAGCGGCATATCCATCATAGGGGGTATAGCCGCCTTCACCGTTACGAGTACCACGGGGAATACTAACCTTGACAAGAAGGAACTTTTCATTACCTTCCGCATCGGTAACGGGTAAAGTGATTTCGCTTGCACTGACAGGCAGAACGTCACAACCGTACTGCTTATCGAAAAAATCCTTCAGCAGAGCAAGACAATTATTACGCAGATCATTTTCAAGACTCGCTTTACTTGCCATACATAGACTCCTTACTGGTTTACAGTTTTCCTTCTGTTCTGATAGAATTATATCATAAATTTTGACTTTTGTCAAGCATGAATACTGTATACAATTTTAGGTGTTCAACACCTAAATATAACTAAAAAAATAGCCACCCACGGAATCTCCGTGGGTGGGATTGAAAGGGGATTACTTAAGGCGGTAGGTATTCGCCTTGCCGGAGTTGTCCACGACAACTTCGTCCGCCCAGTAGTTCTTCAGACCGTAAACGATCTTACCACGGGCGATCCCGGTTTCATCCGCCAGTTCCTGGGCGGTCACGGGCTGGGAAGCAGTGGACAGAGCGGAGATAACCTTATCGTGATACTCCGCATAGAGTTCACGATTGGCATCGGCTTTCGCCTGACCCTTATTCAGTTCCGCGACGATTTCGTCACGGACTTCCGGCAGAGCGCCGGATTCGGTCAGCAGAGTAACGAGGGACTGAAGAGAAGTTTTCTTCATAGTAGTAACCTTTCTGGTTTGTGAGGTTTTCCTTCCTCTTTTCGTATTAAGTATATCAGATTTTTGGGAGTTTGTCAAGAACTTTTTTTGTCCTTTCGGAAGTTCTTTTTCTCTCCCTCTGACAATTATTATTATACTCGGATTTTAATAAAAGTCAATTATTTAATTTAGGTGTTGACACCTAAATACGGGTTGGTGAGAAGTGGGACATTTCTGTCCCACCTCTCACTTGGTCTTAAAGTTGTACACATCAGACCGCACAAATTTCTTCACGTATTCACCATTGAATACTTCCGTTCCGTCAACCTTAATAACAAAAGGATGAAGCACAGGGCGAGTCAGAATTTTGTTCGGCTTGTAGGGAGTTGCCCAATCTGCCCCACGATTGATACATTCCCAAAGAATTGCCGATTCAATTTCTGAATCAAATAATCCTATGTGTTCTTCGACAAACTCGGTATCATCAGTAATGAACTGATAAACTACTTCAGCAGAACCCTTGTAATTGCCTGTATCGGTGAACCGCTCGTTATCTTCACAAAACTTTTTATAGTCGGTATTGTTTGTGATAAATTCACTTGCATATCCCCAAATGTCATAAACCGCTACATTTTCAAGGGGATTATTGCACTTGAACCAATCACAGTTATAGGCAATCACTTTATCGTCAAAGTCGGAGTTATAAGCATATACTTCGGTTACATCATACTTGATAATATCCTGTTTCAGCTTACGCATGATGTAACCCCATTTGTCCATCGTTGCATCATGTCTACGCATCATGTCTATATACTTTTGCCGCTTTTCCCTATAGTATGCGGATTCAAACAGTGGCAGGTTATGCCAAATCTGTTCAACTACATTCACTTTGAAATCAACAATAGCGCCATTGCTCTTGTCCATGACCACCCATGAAATGTCATAGCAAAAGCACTTATCAAGTCCTGTTGTTTCAGTATCCAATACGATTGCGTAACCCATTAAAAATCTCCTTTTGGTTTGTGTTGGGTTTTCCTTCCCCTATTTCATATATATCTTACCATATATTTTAGGAATTGTCAAGGAAACTTGACGGACGGTTTAGGTGTTGAACACCTAAATATAATTTCAAAAAAAATTAGGGGAGTCTAACTCCCCTTATATTAACCGAAGGCGATAGTCAGTGCATGAATGATATGGTCAATCAGTTCTTCGGTATAGTTTTGAGTGACCACTACCTTTGCGGAAGTGAAAGGTGGATTCATATACTGTTCATTGTCGGGGTCGGTAATAAGTGTGGTTTGCTTCATATCAAATACCCCGAACAGTTTGTTGCCATCATAACTGCCATACCGATTGCAAATTGCATCGCCATCGAACAGGACGATATTATAATTGCAAGTCTGCGGTTTCTGCAACTTCATAAGGATTTCTTTCATATCATCGGGAATATCATTCCCACCATTAGCAACCATCTTGCGCTCACGGACAGATTCGCAGAGATGGAAGCGGTGATTGATGAAAGCAACATCCATTGAGAAGTTCCGGTTCTTGCGCTCAATTTCGGACAGAACCGCAAGAATACCATTGGTCAGAGGAACATTCCCACAGAATGAACCGGAACTATCAATGATAAGATTCAAATGACAAGTACCAAATTTGTTATTGCCCTGTGTGGTCATGGCTCGTTCAAAGAACCGATAGTCTTTACGAGCAACGGCACGAGGATTGAACACACCGGAATAGGCATTGATACCACTACCGCCTTTGTTCTTCTTGTTGAAATTGCCGATAATCATTTCAACTGTCTTTTGGAACTCGGCAAGTTTTTCAACCTGTGCTTCATCAAGATTGGGATGACTACCCAAAGAAGCACCGACCATTTTTTTCACTTCATCCGGTGAAAGCTCACATTCATGGGGTTCACCCTTATAGGATTCAGATTCTTCGGGTTTATCGCCTTCGCCTTCACCGTTTTCATTTTCACATTCATCGGCTTTTTCTTTACCGTTGCCCTGTGCTTCTTTTTTCTTGGCGCTTTTATCATTACCACCGGATTTAGATTCACCCATTTTATCCATTTCCTGCGGTTCGCCTTTGCCAGACCCATCCTGCGGTTGGAACTCTTCGGGATGCGCTTTGAACTCTTTACGAACCATATCCCAAAGATCATCTACATCATTTTCATAATAACCTGCACCGAAGTTTTCACGACTATTTTCCCAACGGCGAGTACCACGATTCATTTTGGCATACTTTTTAAGAATCCGATTAACTTCTGCTTGCACTTTCTTTGTGCCTAAGCCGAAGCGTACTGCATTAAAGAACGCACTCTGTGCATCAATTGCTTGTGGTATATGACCACCATGAATGTCGAGCAACTGCTTGCGGAAGTTTACTCCATGATAATAGTGACGAAGAACAGTTTCGATGCGTTCATCTTCCATGCAGTTCAGTTGAAAACTGTTTTCCATTTCTCCGGCAGGAGTAAGGATGGCATGAGAAACTTCATGATAAAGCATAGACCGAACTGCTTCTTCTTCATCGCAAGTGCCTTCGGGAGTCTGTTTCATCCGCATGGCAATAATTGGATAAGAAACAATAATCTTATCTTCCATAGGGTCATAGAAGGAAGTTTTTGCATCTTTCTCAAGAGCAATCCCAATCCTTCTTCCGGTATAGAATCCAATAGGAAGAGTATTAACGATTGATTCACACTTTGCGAAGGTCAGTTCCATTTCAGTTCCTCTCTTTCTGTTCCTCTCTTGGAACAATAACAGTATATCAAATATAGGGATATTTGTCAAACGGATAATTTAGGTGTTCAACACTTAAACGCATGTTTAGGAAAGGGGTGCGGATTACTCCGCATCCCACCCGAGGATGGCTTTCGCCAACTGCTCTGCGGTCAGAGCAAATTCTTTGGTTTCAGAGCAACGGTCAACCAACGGTTCGGGCAAACCGTAGACCATACCGCCGAGAGAGAGGTTCATTGTCCCGATGATTTGGAATCCATCATGGATATGCACCGGACGGTTCTTGTAGTAGAACTCTGTCTTGCCATCCACAATGCCCTGCAAGAACCGCAGAGAATCAAAGGGAAGAAGGTTGATTTCATCGAGGACAATGGTTTTGCCCTGTTCCATACAATCCCACAGAAGGGACGGATTGAAGTCGGGGTTACCATCTTTGAAGATAAAATCTTCCATGAGGTCAGACGGAAGCATGGAACTGTTGCACACGATACAACGGTTTTCAGATTCTTCCTGTGCAATCGTGGTCTTACCTGTTCCGGCAGGTCCGAAGTACACTTTGAACCGAGTATTGATGTGAGAGGAAGGCTTGCCGTACTGGGCAATATCCTTCACAATCTGCCGAAACTCTGCGCTCTTAACTTTCTGCTGAACTTCCTTGACATAGGAAGAATCCATCAGCGAGAAATAGTTGCATACATATTCGGTTGCGGCTTTCTGACTCTCGCAAGCCATGTAAGCAAAAGTATTGGTGAACCGGAAGGACGGAGTGAAGGAGAACTCACTGAAGAAGTTCATCAGATGCTTGATACCTTCAAGCAGAACTTCCTTCGGGTCACGCACAGGTTCGGGTTCAGCTTCTGTCATACCAAAGATGGTAGGATAGCGATTCGTAGAGATAATCTCACGATACAGTTTGGGGCGGTCAGCGTATGCGGTCGAGCGCATCACGTTGTAGAAACCGTCATAAACGGCGTAATCAGCATGGGTGCGCTCGATAACATAGGGAGCATTGTCTTTCTCTCCGTAGAACGCACCATCGGTGCTACGCTTGGTGATTGTCATTCTTTCAGATACTTTCATTTTTCATTCCTCTTTCTCGTTTTTGTTTCATTGTTCCGTTCTTCCCTCGGAACAATTATAGTTTAACAGATAGTATATCAAAAGTCAACCCATTCATTTAGGTGTTAAACACCTAAAGAAAGGAAGTTGCGGCAAAGCCCATTCTTTACCGCTACGGCTGGGGCAAGCACTCCCCGTCTTACCGTCCTGTATATTTGAGTTTACCTATTTAAACTCGCCCGAAAGGATGGGGCAAACGTCAGAGAGCGTCGTTTTTCTTCATTGAGGAGAAGTTTCTCCATCAAACTCCCAAGTCCTTCAAAGTACTCGTGGAATTACCCCATAGATGCTTGACGGGACTGACCCTTTCCTTTAGGACAATTATATTATAACATAATTTTAATAAAAATCAAATAATAAATTTAGGTGTCAACACCTAAAGTTGTACAGACAAGGGAATTATCCCTTGTCTGCGAGTTCTTTGAGAATGTGGAGAATTTCGCAGGGTTCATACGCTTCGCCATTCCATTCGTTTCTGATTCCTTCGTTATCATCGAACAGAATATCATCGCTTGCGGTCATCCACAGTTCCTTTGGCACTCCGTATGCCGTGATGTGAATGGCATCAAATGTAACCGAGCCGAGGTGGGTATGTAACCATTCCAGCTTTACTTCCGTTACCGCCTTATCATATTCAGCGGTGGAGTTTTGGGAAAGCCAGCTGATGATTCCGATGCGGTATCCGAGCTTCTGGAGCTTATTCAAATACCGAGCCAACAGACTCATGTTGTGCATAACCCCGGCTTCAGCATACGGCGAGGGGTCATAAGACCGCAGTTTGGGCAACCAATCCGGCACATCATAAAAGCGGTTCAGTGTACCATCCATGTCAAACCAAATCGTTCTCATACTTCAATCTCCTTCCTTCATTCACCATAGATATAATATCATGAATTATGGGATAAGTCAAGGAATAAATTTAGGTGTCAACACTTAAACATATGGAAATAAAATTACTCCCCTTCCATCGGAAGGGGAGTGTTTGGGTTACACCAAATTAAGCCTTGGTGTAGTAGGATTTCTTATCGCCCTCACGATTACCCACGGTGAGGATGCCCTTTTCAACAAGGCGCTTGGCGCTGGAACCGACCGCCATTACAGTTACGTTCTCGGCAACCTGGCCGGACAGAGCGTTCAGAATGTCGGTAGCGGTATACTCGGTGAAGGAAGGCAGAGCGCCAATCTTGGCATCGAGTTCGTCACGGCGAGCCTGCGCTTCGGGGTTCACACCCTTGACCTTGACGGGCTTGGAAGCCTTCTCGGCTTCACGCAGAGCCTTCTCGGCTTCATAAGCCTTGTACTCGGCAATAGCCGCTTCGGCATTAAAAGCCTTGTGAGCCTTGGTGTCCTTGGTAAGAGCCGTGCCTACGGCAACCTTGGCATAGCCATCTTCAGTGGGAATAACCACAAAATTGGTCTTGTTGGCACGAGCCATCTGCGCACCGGGGATAGCGAGGATAGTGTTGAGGATTTCGTTAGTATTCATAAAAACTCCTTTTACTCTGTGGTTTAGTTACGGCTGACCACCCAGCACAAATTTGTTTTCTTGTCTTTCGACATTTATATTATATCAGATTTTTACTTGATTGTCAAGTATTAAATCTGTTATTTTTTTGTTCAAGGGGTTCGCTACGACTTTTTGATGAGGTCCGCTTGACGGGTTCGTTTTAGTCCCACACCCATGTTACGTTCTTATCGTGGGTTCCTCTCCCCTTGGAACAATTATAATTATACTCAAAATTCACCAAAAGTCAAATGTTTAATTTAGGTGTTTAACACCTAAATCTATTAAAGTGGGGCGTTAGCCCCTATCCTTAAGAAGGGTGGCGATTACAATCACGCACGCGAATACAATGCTATAGATGGAAACAACAGTGCCGGAAACGACTCCGCACAGGTTCAAAATTGCGAGTACAATCATTCCGATATCCATAAGCATATTACTCCTCCATCATTCCATAACGTTTTAGGATATTTTCGATGCGACAGACATCTGTATCATTGCAGGTGATCGGAACTCGAATAGTATCAGCTTTCTGACTGACTTTAAGTTCCCCAACGCTACAGCTTACCTTGGAGACAATATAGTTGATAATGTGAACCGAAATACGATTTTTGGGCAGATAATAGGTACGGGTAGTCATTACTCCACCACCTTTCCATAACGACAAACCCAGTTCTCCACGAACTTACGTTCCCATTCGGGCAGAGTTTCAATCCATGTAGTACGTTCTTTTTCGGTCTTGAAAAAGTGAGTCCGACCAAAGGATTTCGCTACAAACAGTTCATTCATTTCAACTTTCTCCTTTCGTGTTCCTCTTGGAACAAGTATATATTATCATATAGTTATGGGATTGTCAATTGATAACTTTAGGTGTTTAACACCTAAATATGTTAAGACCCAAATTGGGTCAGTCGGTTTCATCAAGACGATGTTCCCAAATTTCAAATTCGTAATCACCACAATAGACTTTTTTAGTGAATCCATCCCATACTGTTTCTTCGGAGTATTCTTCACCATTTTCTTTTGCAAATTGAATTGCATACTCTGTTGCTTTTGCTGGAGTTGAAAATACACCATAGCAACCAACCTCAGCAAAATTGCCAACCTGCGTGAGAGAATAAACTTTCATTTTAATCTCCCTCCTCTTCAAGAACAACTTCGCGCCAATACCATATATGATTATCTGATTCAGATTCCAGCTCGGTGCAGCGTTCATCTGCACGACTCATGGTCGGGTAGGCGCCGTCAAAGCTATCAATCTTATCAGTATCTTCCAGCTCTCCAACCACAATATAAATCCGTTTCATGCTTCATACTCCTTCAGCTTATACTTTGGTTTTTTATGCCGTTTGTCGGGGATAATACGAGTTACGCAATATCCCATAGGAAATTCTTTGCGTTCTGACTGGAATACTTCAACCCATGTTTTGGATTTCTGCTTGCCTTTCTTACTCATCATTGTCCCCTTCCTTTCAATAACATTATATCATAATTTTGAGATTTGTCAAAAAATAAATTTAAGTGTTGGACACCTAAATTTATGAAAGGGAATTACTCGTGTTTCACAAGTAATTCAATGAGTTCCTTGGCGGTGCGTTCCATGCAATCATCTTCCGGACCGATGCCCATTGTTTCAAAGTGCCCACTGTTATGTCCGTATGAACCGAAATGGATAATGGCATCTCCATGCGGATAGGCAGAGTTGGGAAATGTCCACTGGTACCCATCATAGAGATGGTGCCATTCAAACGAGATACCTGCCTTTTTCAATAAGCGGTTTAACCGCCTACGATCATTACCATAACCATGTTTCTTACTATACATATTCACAGCTTCCACTCCTTCTTTATCAGTTTAACTACCTTGATAATCATTGTCCCCATAATGACACAGCTTACTACGATTACTTCCATATCGTTTTACCCCTCTCTGTATACTTACTTTGATTGTAGTCTACTTTCTTCCGAAGGAACGCAGGAACTTTTTTAGTACCACCGAACACAGCTACCAGCTCCCTTTGTGTGGTAACATACATGGTAATGATTTTTTCTTTGGGTTCATCCTTAATGATGGTGATGCCTGTATCAGTAAGGCAAACCCAGCGTCCAGCTTGCTCCAAACTGAAGCGAATATACTTTTCTTTGACAATCTGACCCAAACCAATATCGTCTACAATATGTTTTACTCGGTCTGCTCTTTGAACTGCTACGTGGTAAGTCATCTGTTCTTTCATGGTAATCTCTCCTTTCGCTATTATATTATCATATAGTTATGGGAATGTCAATCGAATAATTTAAGTGTTGAACACCTAAACAATATGAAATGGAATAAGGCGCCGAAGCGCCTTAAATCTTATCCACTTCTTTGGGTTCGATAGCCCACACTTCATCATTGGCGGCGGTGAAGAAGTCCACGCCGAAATCGGACATGAAGTCTGTCAGCGGAAGGCGGGCGCGCATCATCAGCGCCTGCACAGCTTTCCTGTAAGAAGTATATACACCATTCAGATGATCGCCACGGGAGAGAATCCATACTTCATTCATAACTCACACCTCTTTCGCATAGTAGGCAAGATTCATACCAGTTTCCGGGGAGCAGTTGTAGTAGAACACCGCATTACACAGCTTGTCAAAGTCACCATCCTCGTTTTTTGGCTTACGTGTCCAGCTGGCAAGCATACTATTCGGACGGACTTTGTTAGGAATAATCATGATTTCCTCACCGTTGTTATACATTTTCTTTGCGAGTGCCTTTGTAATCTTGACCATCTTGCTACCGCCTTTCTGCCCTTCAAGGACAATACTATTATAACATATCTATATACATAGTCAAGGAATATGTTTAAGTGTGGAACACCTAAATTTGTTAATGCCCCGAAGGGCATTAACCAATCCTCTTTTTCATTTTATTCACTCCCTTGCCATTACTTCCTCGTAGTTAAGATCGAGCCAGTCGCAGATGTCCTCAAACTGGAACCACATGATGTCATTGACTTCCGTTGTGCTCCAGGGTTCATCATCCCCTTTGATTTCTTCCAGCTGGTTTTCCAGTTCATCCAGCTCTTCCGGTGTAAGCTTGGCGGCATTGGTTGCGGCACCGCTCCAGAAGTTGAAGTCTCTCAGTTTCTTTTCAATCGTCATTGTCATGTTCAGCATCTCCTTAATAATTTAATAATGGGCGGCGGCTTTATTCTCTTCCTGCCTTTAACAGAGTTTCCTCTGACGATCTTGCTCCGACAGCGAGCTGGCCGCCGGTACCGCCCTGAAGGTCTTTCCCTTCCGCACTATTATAATATCATAAATTGGATATGATTGCAAGCATAAAGTTAAGGTGTAGAACACCTAAACATAAGGAGCACCCGAAGGTGCTCACTTATTGTCATAAAGAGAAACATCTTCGGGGCGCCAGATGTTACCGAAATCCTTGTCAATGAAGTCAAAGCCAGCTTCCTGCGCTTCGGTAAGCAGGTTGCACATCTTCTGACGGAAGTTCTCAGCTTCCTCACGACGCCGGCGCAGGACGTGGATTTCACGCTCAATGGTACGGAGATCTTCAATGCTCATGCTTTCAATATCAATGATAGTCCTTCCGATTCTCATTTTTCTTTCCTCTCTTTCTGTCCTCTTTTGAGGACAGTATTATAGTATCACATTACGGGATAATATTCAAGTGAAAAATTTAAGTGTTGAACACCTAAACTTAAAAATGAAATGCCGCCCGGGAGTACCCGGGCGAGAAGTTGTCTCATATTATAATAAACTGCTGGGCGGTGCTCTTGAAATATTATACCGGACACAAATTAACACGAAATCAGCACCTCCCCGTGCTTGGCAATGTACTCTTCAAATGCGCGAGGTCCCAGCTCGCACATCTGCTGAGTCCAGCTGGTCATCAGATACACCCTGCCAGCTCTTTTACCCAGAAAGCTGATAGCCAGCTTCAACAGGGCACGGCGAGACTTGATGCTCTTCGGGACAACCAACTGTCCATCATTTCCCATAGGAATCCATCCGAGACGATCAGCATAGAACAGGTACATTGTTTTAATCTCCTTTCTTGTTCCTCTCTGAGGACAATATAATTATATCATATATACATATACTGTCAAGATAGAAAGTTTAAGTGTTGACACCTAAACATAGAGACCGCCTCAAGGGCGGTACTCTAACACGATATTATCCTTATCGCCGCCAGTGTACGGTTCTTCACCCAAGAAGCAATAAACCGTGGCGCCTCCACATAACTTATCTTCAATACAATCGTTGAAGATACGGACAACATCTTCCCATTTGTCCCACGAATCAGAGTTAATAACATAATCCTTTTTTTCTTCATTCCATTCTTTCCATTCAACCATCCAACTCATGTTATTTTCTCCTTTCTTGATACCTTATCGGTTCACTATTATGATACTCCTATTAAGGGGTAAAGTCAAGAACTTTTTTCTCTATATTTAGGTGTTGACACCTAAATTCAAGTTTAGGGAAAAGACCGGGCATTATGCCCGGTCCCGGCATTCGCCGGTGTAGATATTGAATTCCTTGTTATCAAGGTACATCTGTTTTGCCAGCTGGTAGGTAAAGCCCCGTTCCCGCATGAACCAGCCGATGTGCTTGATCGTAGTCATGCTGTACAGCCCCGTGCAATGGAGCCAGCCTTCCGGCGTGATTGAGATAATCCGCGTGGTGTAGCTCCACAGCTCAACCGTGCCGTCATCGAAAAAGTTTTCGTGTGCCTGTGCGTATTCGTGCCCTGCTACTGCCTTGCTGTACATATACCGTGCCATGTTCAAATCCCTCTTTCTTTTATTTCTTGTCCCTTAGGACAATTATATATTATCAAATCCCTGTATATATGTCAAGCAATATATTTAGGTGATGAACACCTAAATTTCTTTTGCCCCAAACAAGGGGACGGGCGACTTCCTTAATCAAGGAAGCCGCTGATTTCATAGGTCACAATGGAGGTGTCCAGGGGATTGGGCTTACGTTCAATCCGCAGGTTGTACTTGACAGCCAGTTTAGCCATCTGCTTTTTGGCTACAGCATAGTCCAGAGGGGTGTAAACCTGCAGCTTGCAGCTATCCACAGAGGTGTAGATAGCACCGGTATTGATAGTCGGCAGGGTAGAATAGTTGGTGGCGCTCACGCTGATGTAGGTATTCAGAGTCTTTTTCATGGTCTTTCCTTCCTTTCTGTTCCCTTTTTGGGACACATATAGAATATCACAAATCAAGGTAGATTGCAAGCCCAAAAATTTAAGTGTCGACACCTAAACATTAAGGGCGGGTTATCTCCAGATAACCCGGTACCACTGTTTTTCGGCCCACGCGGTAGGCTTGGTTTTACGAGTTTTGATCAGGCGGTAGTGGTTGCCATAATCAGTTACTTCGTAGATGAGCCAGAGCCCGTCTTTGTTCTGCCAGATTTCGTAGTACTTCATGGTTTTGTCCTCCCCTCAATTTCTGTAATAATTATACACCCAATAAGAAAAGAGTTCAAGCAAATAATTTAGGTGTGAACACCTAAACTAATGCCCTTCCGTAAAGGAAGGGCCACCGCCTTCCCTTAGTCCAGGAAGGCGGTGAGGATGTACATGGTGGAGTCGGAACCGTCATCCTTACCGATCACATCGGGCATCTTGCCAGTGCGGAGCATCAGTTTGGCCAGCTCCTTCTTTGCCTGTGCATAAGGGACATCCAGATGCAGGTCCAGCTTTGCAGCTTCATTACAGGTGTGGATGCGGCCAGAGTTCCATTCCGGAGTGGTGCGGTAGGACATAAAGCTGATGCTGATATAAGTGTTCAGGGTCTTGCTCATGGTTAATCTCCTTCCGGTTTGTGGGGTTTTCCTTCCCCTTGATTTCATTTATAATTATACTCATTTTGGGACGGATTGCAAGCGAAAAATTTAGGTCTTGACACCTAAATTTAGGAAATGAAATAAGGCCCGGTTTCGGGCCTTAGCAAATTAGTTCATAAGTGAAAGTCTGTTTCAATTGAAGATCATCATCATCTACGAACTCATTCTGATCAATGCGTTTCGCGCCGCGGTCAACCATGCGTTCCATGAAGTCAAGCACGGCTTCCACGTCATGTAATTCTTCAGTCTCCAGATGGAACCATGCACCATAATCATAGAGTCGCTGGATGCGCGCGGTATTGTCAGGGAGTTTCACGGTGAAGCGGATTGTAGTTTTCTGGATGCCGTAAGTTTTCATGTTCTGTTCCTCTCTTTCGTTCGTTCGTTTTGGGTACCGGGGTTACCCCGATTATAGCAAAAAGTTGCGGGAAAGTCAAGATGAAATTTAAGTGTCTAACACCTAAATTTATATAAAAATGAAATTGCGTCCCGGTTTCGGGACGCAAGTCTTAACAGTAAACCAGTTTGAAACCTTTCCACCGGAGAACGGAAATCTGATGGCACTGGCGCCCGATCTCCATCGCCTCCCGTTTCGTGTTTACCCGGATGCTGTGGTCTACATAATAGATGCCGCCGCTATACCAGATGCCGCAGTTGCCGCCCATCTCCCGAACAGCTTTGATAGCAGCTTCGGCGGTTGCCAGCTCCAGCCCGTAGTCGGCCACCTGCCAGCCGGACTTGTAGGTGATGATGTGGCCGGCCTTCAGAGTCAGGCCATCGTTCTCCTGCAGTTTGCGAATCGTCCTCACGTTAATCATGTTTGTTGCCTCCTTCATTTGATGCCCAATTATAGCATGGAAATAGCACCCCGTCAAGCGGTGCCGTTTAGGTGTGAACACCTAAATTTTCTGAAGGGTGGGACGAATCCCACCCGGTGGCGATTACTCGCCCACCCACTCCTTCACGAAGGTGTCCTTGGCCATCTCGGCGGCCTTCCTGTCCTTCTTAGTCTTACCGAAGGGGAAGAACTGAGTGCCCTTGTTCTGTCCGCAGTACCGCTTGGTCACGTAGTAGCCCTTGTCCATCTTCACAACATCCACAGTTTTCATAATGAGAAATCCTTTCTGGTTTAGGGTTTTCCTTCCCTTCATCTTACATATATAATTATAGTCAAAAACAAGTTGAAGTCAATACCAAAAATTTAGGTGTGAACACCTAAACAAATGGGCGGGACTAATTAGTCCCGGTGGTACAGATACCACCCGTCACCCACGGCTGCGCTGCGGGCGCACCACCGCGTGAGGGCGCGCTTTGCGCGTGCCTTGCGCCAGTGCCTGGGCGGCGCGCACAGTTCGCACACGCACCCGGCCCACGCATCGCACCCGTCCCACACGTGCCCACCACGGGCGAGAATCTGAGCGGCCTGACGATTGGTAACTTTAATATACATAGTGTAATCCTCCCACTATTTTTTCGTTCCCCTCAAGGAACGATTAGATTATACACCAAAACGGGAAAATATGCAACTTCTAAAATTTAGGTGTTTACACCTAAATTTGAGAATGAAATTTAGGTGCCGGCCTGGGGTGACCGGTGCCTGTGTTAGTCCTCATCAATCAGACCGAACTCTATCATGAAGGACAAGTCCGCATCGGATACGGGAGAAACCTCATCAATGATTTCGTCAAGGATTTCCCACTCTTCCGGATTCAAATCATGTTCCCTGTCAAACTTGTCAAACAGGGCAGCGGCAAGTTCATCGGATTCAATAGCGGCGGCATTCATAACGGCGAGTTCATGCATGGTCATAATGTTCAACCTCTTTTCTTTATTCTCCCCTTAAGGAGTGTCATAATTATCTCATAGATTTGGGAATCCGTCAATAGAAAAAGTTTAGGTGTGAACACCTAAATTTAGGAATGAAATACTCGCACCGGATTAGTGCGAGTATCGCAGAAAGGAAAAATATGAATTAGGAGTTTGTTAGTTTTAGGAGTTCTTCTTCACGGTTATTTATAAGCATTGCAATTTCATTTACTTTTGAAATTCCGTTATCTTGATTAGGATATTCAAAACTAACGGTTACATTATTCTGCATAGTTCCGGGACGAAAAGATACATGAACAATAGTATCTATTGCTTTAGTTTTGGGATGATGTATTGCTGTACTCTCAATACTTACAACCGCCTTTTCATCAAATGCTCTTCCTTCAAAAACTACCATGGATAAATCCTCCTTCGTTTCGGGACTCTTTCGTTCCCCTCTTTGATGATACAAGTATAACCGATTAAGAATGAAATTGCAAGCAAAAAATTTAGGTTATGAACACCTAAATTTTGGGAAAGGAAATGGCGGTTTACCGCCATCCCATTATCTGTAAAAACAGATTGATATTATCAGTATGTCCTTCATACATATAATCCATACATTCATCATCTTCTTCCTGTTCGTTTAACCGGAACATAAGAAGAGTAAGAATATCGCCCTGTTCTAACCTCTCCTCATTTAGGAATTCCCAGAGGTTGCCATTTTTGTCTTGACAGCTTACAATCCAAATTGATGTTTCCAGCTGGGTGGAGCTTGTGACTACAGCCAGCTTGCCGTAATAGTCTGCGCTGGTTACGGGAACGGCTTCAGCTTGTGCGGGAAGAGCGAAAGCGGTGGAAATAATAATCAAACTGGTGATGATAACGGCGATGATGCAAATCTTGGCTTCCTTCATGAGATTTCTCCTTCTGGTTTGGTGGGTTTTCCTTCCCTTATTACGATACCATTATAAGGGCAAGGCCCTATATTGTCAAGCGCCGTGTTTAGGTTATGAACACCTAAATTTTAAGAGGGCACTGTGTGCCCTCAGTATTTATAGCTGGGATAGTTGCGGCGCCAGCTCGCAGCTCGCTTCTCTGCCTGGTGCTCCTGGGCAGCTGCTATGCAGCTGACAACAGCTCCCAGCCCCAGGAGGATGGCACCCGCCCATACCCCCAGCAATGCCCCTGCGACCAGCCCACCGAACAGCAATCCGCCGATAATGCCCACCTTCATACCTACATACTCCTTTCAGATGATACCTATTATACACCCACCGCAAGGCGGCCGTCAAGCAAACGGTTTAGGTGTGAACACCTAAACATATATGCAGTTAGTTATGACTAACTCATGGGTACACCTAAACAAAAGCACAGAAAAAAAAGAACGGGCGCTTTCGCGCCCGTCCGGTCAATACTTGTAGTAAATGCACGGTCTGCCTTTGGTATCCTCAAAAGCATACCACTTAGCGCCATCCCGGGAAAAGCCCATGTTTTCCACGTCCACAAGGTCGTAGATGCTCGTATACTCGGCACCGCAATCCTCGCGCCATTCGGTCACGCTGTCATAGCCGTCTGCATGAGCAACCATGGTTTCAATCTGGACAAAGGTCATGTAAATGCGTTTCATTGTTTTCATCCTCCTTAAATTGTTTAGGTGTCGCTTGGGTGGTGAGGGCGATTACATCGCCCTCACGGTGTCGGTCATGATGGCCATGCCGATGAAGGCCAACTCACGCTCAGCCTTCTCGGCGTCCATCGCCTCGGTCAGCAGGACGTCTCCGATGGTTACATAGGCCATGCCGATGCCGGTAAACCGGATGTCATAGCCGAAAGACTGCGCATAATTCATGTAATTCTCCATGGTCATTGTTTTGTTCCTCCTCAATAAATTTAGGTGTCCCTTGCCCTCACGCTGTGAGGGCAAGGCGGTTCAGCCGGCGCCGGTCGCGCCGGTCAAGGCGCTTCCGGAGTTTCCGACAATTGGTGTGACGGGACAGGTCGGTGGGGTGGATGTAACTGGCGCTCTTCTTGTAGGTGCGGTTCATGTTTTCACCCTCCTCAATAAATTTAGGTGTCCGCCTTGCCACTCTCAGCCGTCAACGGACGTGGTTGCTAATCCCTGACCCGTGTACCCGGTTGCGCAACTGTCGCCGGGCGCTTTAGGCCTTCACTGTCCAATGGAATCATCTCCTTTGTGTTTAGGTGTCCCGGGTTGCCGTGGCTTAGTCAAGCCACGGCTTCCCGGTGAATGTGTAGTATCCGCAACCGGAACTCGCTGCCTGCCACTCGGCGAGGTCTTCGGCGGTCGGCTCCGGCTCGTTGTCGATCGGCAGGCACAGGATGCGGTTCCACCCGTCAGAGCAGGTGTACCGGAACAGGATATGCGTGGGGGTGTGGGTCGGATCGTCCGGGTCAAAGGCGTTGACGATGTGGGTCGCCTTGCTGAGGTCGACCTCGTCCTCGTCCGCCAAGCAGTACCAGTGACCTTCCGGCGACCGCAGGCTCCGCAGGTGAATGCGCTCGTTGAGCATCTCGATGGGCAGGTTCTTCATTGGATTGTCCTCCTTCATGTTTAGGTGTCGCTTGGTGTTTAGGTGTCCCTCCCCGGGTGGGGAGGTCCGGGGCTTCAGCCTCGGATGCTCTCCCGGAATTCCCTCAGGGTCGGCAGGTCTTCCTGCTCGATGAACTCGTAGAAGCGGTTCAGCCGGGCGTAGGCGTACCGGACTTTCCCGGACTTCTTGTCATTCACCTTGGTGACGTAGGGCTGGATTTTCATCAGCCCATGCTTGGCATCGTAGTTCAGCGAACTGGCGATGCCCTTCTTCCCGGTGTAGGTCAGCATGGCGATGTACTGCGCCCGGGTCGCCACCCAGAGCTGATCCATGAAGTTATCCTCTGTGAGGAACTCCGTTTCAGCTGCGATGACAAACAGGTCAATGCCGGGGAAGATGTCATCTTCCGTCCAGTCGGGCTTGTTGAACTTCCAAGAGCCTGCGCCCGTCTTGCTCTCGCCCTTGTGGACGCGCCCGTCATAGCGCAGGGTGAAGTCGGTCTTGTCAGCTGCCCGGCAACGGACGTCCGCCTCCTGCTCCACACCCTTCTTCATCAGATAGTTACGGGCGTAGAAGTCACACCACTTGCCCTTAGCGCCCGTGCTGCCCTTGCCCTGCTCCTCGCGGATACGGGCGTTGAACTCCTTGATAGCCTGAATCTTTTCAGCCTTCGTCATTGTTATCGTCTCCTTTCAAAATTCAGCTTGGTAACGGTATCTCACGATACCTGCTTCTGGCGCTCCAGAGGGTCATGGCGTTTTTCGACGTTCGCTCGCCTCCCGGCATTTGGAATGGTCATCAGCGCTTTCAGCTCTTCAATTGTCAAGGTTCGACCCGGTTCCCACCCGGCTTCAACTGGGGCGACTCTAACACGCCCGGCAACACCCTCCTTTCCCGGTTTGGAACCCTTCCCGGGCGGTTCCCGTTCCCCTTCCGGCAATAATAGAATAACATAGAAAACACCTAAAAACAATATGATTTTTGTTTTTTTATGTTTTTTTTGAAAAAACCTGCAACGCCTTATTTTTCAAGGGCTCCCGGGGCTACGATTCAGGTTCTGAGCGAAAACCGACAAATTATGGACCCCGGGTCTCTCCAATCTCCACCGCATTTTTTATTTTTGAACTTTTAAAAACCCAAATACTTGACAAACAAAAACCAAAAATGTTATAATGTAAATATGGAGGTGAGCGTATGAAAAAGAAATACTCTCTCGATTTTTCAATTGAACGTGATACTGACCGACTCCGCGCAGTTGAAACAATTTTGGATACCTTACCCACGGATCCAACTCCTACCGAACTAGAATAGATGGCCAACTATATTCTGTATGGTAAGGACGAAAACGGTCAGAATTCCATACAACGCAACGAAACTACAGACAAAGACACGAAAAGATATAAAAGTTATAGAACGAAAGATGATAAGGTATAGTCATTGGATGAGATTATGGAGGCCCCGGGTTTTGACGAACAATAGGTGCGCTCTGCCTATAAACGCGAATCTTACACAACCCCAAAACCCACAATCTCCCGCCCCAAATATGATAAAAAGACGGGCGAAATGATTGACCCCGGCGACTCCGATGTCCCTGGCATGGTGGAGCAATGGGAGATTATTGATAGGTGGCAACGTACCCTAGATATCGCACAAGGCAAAATCGTACCCACAGAAAACGACACTCTCATAACCGATTCCTATCGCATTTACCAACTAAAGCACAACCTAATTGACATTAGGAAACATCAATACTATTTAAAAGATTCATATAAACCCACAATTCACTTTTAGAACTTGGACCACCCAAAGCCGCAATTCTACGATTGGTCAGGCGACTCTTTCTACTGGATATCTGAAGAAGAATGGCACAAGCGCGTAGACCACTCCTACACAACTCGCATTTCCACCAACCTTGCAGACTATGAAACACGTGGGGAGGGGGATAATTTAGAGATAAAATGGATTGTGTGTGAGCACAACTTCGATTGGGAAAATTTCCGCCACGTTCGCGCGCTTCTCAACTATTATTGTACACTATATGAGGCCCTTTATGACAAATTAAATACATATGGCCGCACATTGTTATGGGACTTCGATAGATACGCGGAAATGTGTAATTTTAGTGAGTTGCGCCGATTCCTACTTGAGATGCGGAAAAAGGGCATACCCTACGAAGACATAATGAGTGAAATGCAAACCACCTTTGGTATTGAATACTCTCCAAACTATCTAGTCTCAATTATAAGTAATGAGATTCCAAAAAAGATTGCACAAACTGCGCGCATGTATCATTTAGAATAGGATACGCCAGATGAAGAACGTAAAACTTGTATACATTGCGGCCGCCGCTTACCAATTGACCCACTATTCTTTAGCCGCAACAACGCCCATAAAGATGGATTTTCAAATACGTGCAAAGAATGCGACCGCAAGCACCGCATAGAAAAAGGGGTGATTAGCAGTGGAGACCTTAGAAAAAAAGACCCGACGCTGCTCAAAATGCAAACGTGAGCAAGACATCCTCCAGTTTTAGAAGACTCCATCGAAGTATTTTCCTGGTGGACGTTGCTACATTTGTACTCCATGCCTTGAAGTTATAACGCCGCAAGACAATTTGGGTGAAGTTGACCGCCTAATGCGCTGGCTCGACCTTCCATTTGACCTCGACAAGTGGACATAGTTGTATAAGGTTCATAAAGATCATACACTTACAGCATACTTCAATCTCCTTTATGACGCCCACTATGAACCATTACAATGGGCAGATGAAAATGAGAGATGGCGGCAAGCTCGTGCCGAAGGAACCATCGACGATGAAATTAAAGAATTAAATGAGGCTAAACTAAAGAAGTTAAGAAAAACTTGGTCTGGTGCATATAAACAAGAATAGCTTCTTTGGTTAGATAATTTCTATAATCAAATTGTCGCTACTCAAAATGTATCGACACCTATTTTACAATAGGCTGCCCGCAATTTCTGTGAAGTTCAATTACATATTTAGTAGGGATTGCGCGAAGGCGTTGATGTTTCCAAGCTAATGAAACAAGCTGATGATATGATAAAAACATATGGATTTACAGCATCAAATGCGAAATCTGCGGCCGACTTTGAATCCGTTGGAGAACTAATGGTTTATTATGGAAAGAAAGGATGGCATCCAAATTGGCATACCGAACCGCAAGACTCCATTGACTTTATGATGGAAAATATTCAAAATTACTTAAAACGTTTAGTTATTAATGAGGGTAATTTTGCTGAATAGGTTGAAGATAAGCGCGAACGTTATAATATGACAGAACGCCTCGAAGCAGTTGAAAATGAAAAAGTAGATTTCGATGAAACTGCTGATATTGAGTATGAAGGTGATAGTGATCTTGCCGCTGAACTTGGAGAGGGAGGGGGTATAGATGAATGATTTACAAGAAGTTGTATGCCGAGATGGTATACCAATAGAAAAAGGAATAGTTCTTACAAAATCGTATTTGGATGATAATGAGGAATTATTTACAAAGTATTTAAACTTTTGGATACTGTATCCTGATGCATTTTTAGATGCCATACAAGATTCTACGGATGCAATAAACTGGCATTTAAAGCCCTTCCAACGTATTGCTTTGCGCGCGAGTATGCGCTATAGATATCATTTTTGGACAGCAACGCGTGCTACTTCAAAATCATTTACAGCATATCTTAGTGCGCTTGTGCGCGCGGTCCTATTACCAAATTCTACCCTAATGATTGTTTCTGATACGAAAGGTACGGTTATTAAGATTGCTGAGGCTAAATTTGAGGAAATATTTAGACATTGGCCATTGCTTCGTAATGAGTTAAAGACAAGAGCAGATGATG